GAACCTAGTTCAAGGTACTAGAGAAGCAGCCCTTCTAAAACCGGTCAAACCCCACTGTATAGTGTGAACAGCTATCCGTGGTTTAAAATATGTTCAACAACCCGAATTTAATACACATAACCATTTTAACTCGTTTTATTGCACATACGATCCAAACGTTCATTGCCGTCGGTGCAGTCCGATATTGGTTTCGACTAATCAAGAACTTAGCAATAAGTAGTCGTGACCTCTTAATTTGGCCCTTGACTTCAACCAGGAGATTTGAAGCACAAGGTCTTGAAGACGTGTCACTTGATTCACGTCTGGGTATGGTAGTGGCGAACAGAGAGGACCAATCCTCATCGCAACGGTCATCATCTTCTTTAATAGACACTCAGTCTATCGATGAACGCGGCTGGTTATTAGCAGAGACAGTTTTGCGACCATCTCTTGTTGATACTATAACTTGGGCAACTTCGGATGCTCCAGGGTCTGTTTTAGCCACTTATGAGTTACCTAGGGACTTAATTGTTAATCAATTAAACGATGCTCCGTTTAGTACTTTTAAGTATTGGCGGGGTGACATTTCCTTGTCTTTTCAAGTAAATGCGTCTCCGATGCATCAGGGAATAGTGAAAGCCGTATTTATACCCTTGACCTATTCTACCAGTGCGTTACAGCGTCTGAACCCCTTAGATATCTCTATAAATGAACACGTGAGTTTGTATGCAAATACTAGCTCGCCTGCGAATTTAACCATACCTTACTTAAGTCCTTTGAACTACTTAGACGTGCGTATCCCTGGTGATGAATTGGCATCATCTCTGGGTACCCTGTACTTTGTTGTTTGGAATCAATTGGAAGCAGCTACTAATTCTTCGTTAATAGCTACCATAAGCGTCATGGCTTCACTTCCTAATTCTGAATTTAAAGTTCCACGACTCAAACCTTACATTCGCTTGTCAAAACAAGTACCAAGGGTAAAGTTTGAAGCTCAGTTCTTTGGAGGACTAAAATCCTTAATAACACCTTTAACAGATATCGCTGCTTCAGGGATATCCAGTGTTACTGGTGGTTTGATACCTAAGAAATTTATTTCTGACGGTATCGACATTGTAAGAGGCTTGACTGGTTTAGATAAACCTTCTAACTACATGGTTAGTGCACCCACTAGTCATGTATCAGTTGGTCGTCTAAACAATGCTGTTGGAGAAGTATATTTGGATAAATTGACGCCATTCCCGGCTGAAGTTGCTGCTTTAAACTCATCTGATATTTCATCTCGTGCGGATGAAATGAGTTTTGCTTATCTCTTGACTAAATCAAGTTACCTCGGTTCTTTCACGGTTTCGACTGCTCAAGTCCCTGGTGACGTTCTCGCCTATTTTCCTGTTAATCCTATCTGTACTGACATTGGTAAGCTTACTTATCAACCAACATTGTTAGGCTACGTAAGTATGCCCTTTCAGTTTTGGCAAGGTTCACTAAAGTTTAAATTTGAAGTAAGTGCAACTAGTTTGCAGACCACAAAATTATTTGTGGCATTCAATCCTGGAGTGTTTACACCTCAGACTACTTTAGATATACAGACGATTTCAGCTCAATATGGTAGAACAATTGATATAGCTCAAGGAAGTAATTCTTTCGAGTTCGAAGTTCCATATATAGCTCCAACACCATTTTTGGAAGTTCCTCATTCCAATGATACTACGCAGGGTGTCACAACTCTAAATAGTGTCGGAATGTTGCATGTAGTCGTACTCAATAGATTGGTGTGCCCTAACAACGTACCCACATCTATTGCTGTAAACGTGTACATATCCGGAGGTGATAATTTCATTCTCCGAGGGTTGTCAACTGCCAACTTGTGGACACCGATTGAGCCTGCTCCAATTGGTAAAAGCGAGTTCGAAGCCCAAATGATGGCTGTAGAGCCATTACAAAGCGAGGTTGTCGAGGAAAAGGTCATTTCTGACCCTATCCCGGTATCGAAGGATGCAATAGGGAATTCGAAAGAAGGAACTATAAATCCAGGTATATCGCTCAGTACACGTGACTATCTGAAGAAGTACCAACTAGTATATAGGGACGTACGCCTTCAGCTTCCATACTTCAAGCGGAAAATAGATCTTCGTGATCTAGTTTCCATAGAAGACAATGTTCGCTCTACAGGATTGTTGGAGTGGTTTACCGCTCCTTATCGCTGTATTCATGGTGGTTTAAGATTTAACATAAGCTTCAACGGATCTTTTTCCAATGCTGCTTTATTCCAATCTATCTGTAGTCAATTCCGTGTGTATTATCTGCCTCCACTTTCAAACACTGGTGGTTACAATGCAATAACCTTGCAGTTTCTTGAAACTTTTCAGGAGACAGCAGATCCATTGCTAAACGTAACTCGTTTGAATGTAAGTATGATCAATACAATTGACCGCACACTCCACTTTGAAGTCCCTTATCAAGTTTTACTCAATTTCAACTTGACAAAGGATGAGATCGATCTAGCCTACGCTACTAGCCATTATACAGACATGGGTTCAATACTAATGTTTGCTGATGGGATCGAAGGACAACTGCAACCAGATGATATGACCATTACGGTTCATGTCGCCTATGCAGATGAGACAAGAGCATTTTACTTATATAAAGTGCCATTATTGGGTCGATCAGATATTTATTATCCAGATCAGTGGGAGGGTACCACACTCAATAACTTGACTCCTGTCTTCTAATTCTTGCAATTTATTGTAGGATTTTTCAGCTCTATGGTAAGAGGATAAATTACTCGTTTAGTTCAGACGTTACGGGACTAAGCCTGTGAGTCAGGTCAAGTTTATATATACTTGTTAAAATATAAGAGAAAGACTGAAAGAAGCGTCACTTCAAACATGCAATACAAGTAGCTTGCTACCTCTATATTTCATGGATAACCCTTGCGGCTCTATCTATAGTTGTAATACGTAACCCTTTCTTTTCATTAGGCGTATAAAATCAACCACGAAAGTGCTTTACGAATTAATTTTTGTAAATACGTTGAGGAAGGAAACCTTTTGATCAAAAATGTTAATCTCGGCTCTTCCAGGAGTTTAAGCTGGAGGTCTGTAGGGACCTTAAATACTACGTTGTCATGTGTCGTAAACATATGGTAGGAGATATACTACTAAAATTTATCAACCAGGAAGTGT